ATATTATATTTTGAGAGAGTTTGGTTACACAGAGCCGGAGACTCAAATTCTGACCTCTATTCCGAACAAGGTATCATCGATTGTCTCACACATTGGGGATCTACCTTTCCTGCTTTTTGTAAAAGCAAAGGCATCAGCATACAAGAAGGATATACGTACGGTTTTATGAACATGGACCAACAAGGTTCTGTAGTCCGCAATAAAGAAAGATTCAAAGAGATTTGTTCAAAAAATAACAGTGTATACAACTACAACATAAACAACTTTTTCACTGTAGATGCGTTTGAGTCTAGTATAGCGAATATAGGCAAATTTTTTAACATGCCGTTTGATACCACAGGTATAGCCGAATTGCATAAAGAGTTTTGTGAGAGAAATGAAATATTAAAAACACAAAGGAATGTGGAAGAATATCTATCAGGAAACAAGGATGTTGATCTAGATATAATTCAAAAAGCATACATTGACGCATTTAAAAAATAATGTTATAATAACGTATAATGGCACACATACTTGTAGACACAGCAAACACATTCTTTCGTGCTAGGCACGTGATCAGAGGGGACACATCTGAGAAAGTTGGTATGGCCATCCACATAATGATGAATTCAATAAAGAAGGCATGGCAGGACTTTGACGGTACACACGTTGTATTTTGTCTCGAAGGCAGATCATTTAGAAAAGACATTTACGCACCATACAAACGTAATCGTAAGGAAATGGCTGATGCAATGACGGAGAAAGAGAAAGAAGAGAATGAAGTTTTCTGGGAGGTGTACGATGATTTCTGTGATTTTATAAAAACTAAAACAAATGCAACTGTTTTAAGAAATCCAAGAACAGAAGCGGACGACCTGATTGCACGATGGATAGACAAGCATCCTGACCAGAATCACGTAATAATAAGCACAGATAAAGATCTTAATCAATTGATAACGCCACGTGTAAAACAGTATAACGGTGTAAATGAAACCACACTGACGCACGAGGGTTGGTTTGACGCTAAAACAGGCAAGCCTGTGATCGACAAGAAGTTAAAAGCACCCAAGCCGGCACCGGACACAGAATGGATTGTGTTTGAGAAGGCTATGAGAGGTGACCCTAGCGATAACATATTTTCAGCATACCCAGGTGTGCGTACAAAGGGTACTAAGAACAAGATAGGATTACAAGAAGCATATGCAGACCGTAACGAAAAAGGCTACACTTGGAACAATTTGATGCTATCTAAATGGGTAGATCATGATGGCAATGAACACAGAGTAATGGAAGACTACGAAAGAAATCGAGCATTAGTGGATTTACACGCACAGCCAGAAGCGATAATCGAAGATCTTGATCAAACGATTGCACAGGCAAAGGCGGAGAACAAAAGTATAGATCAAGTTGGAATCAGATTCATGAGGTTCTGTGGCAAGTACGATTTAAATAGGATTAGTGAACAGGCACAACTGTATGTTGAGCCTTTCAATGCGAGGTTAGTATCATGACAGTGAGAGCAAAGACCCTAGTCAAAGACAAATTTTGGATAGTCGAGCAAAACGGCCAAAAGTTAGGTACCCTTCAGAAACAAGCGGACAACGGTTGGATCTTCCTCAGCAAACAGCAAAGCAAACAAGTGTTCCACACACAGGAAAGCCTGTTCACAAAGTTCGGATTTGGTATTTTTGATGAGTCAAATGTTAAAAAAGCCGAGGAAGAAATACAAACAGACAATTTTGATGTGCATGGTTACCCATGTAGTCAACATCCTTACAATCCAATGTTTGATGTACAGAAGCAGTTGCCTGTATACACAAAAACACCAAAGAGCAAAAGTCAGTTCTGTGCAGGTTATTACATAATCTGTTTTGAAAAGGGATGGCGTAAAGCATATTGTCCTAAAATGATCACACTTTCGAGGTACGAATATAAAGGACCAATGAAATCTAAACTAGAAATGCAACAGGTACTTAATGACGCAGTCAAACAATTCCAAGATACAAACACGTCCAATTGAAGATCTAATAGGTAGAATCAGAACCTTGAGACAAAAAGGCGAAAGGCAGATAGTAATACCTGCCAAAGAAGCAGATCAACTGGCGGACAGCCTGACACAAGTTATGACAAGAATGGTGACCGTACAAGAAGAGATCATCGAAGCCTTAAAGACCACTAGAGAAGCACAGACTATAAACATAGAAATGGATGGTGGCGAGTTTAGCAACAAAAAATAACGTCAATAGGTTGCAACGATAATATCCTAAAACCTCCCCAATATTCACACACGATCAAAATTTTGGTAAATACTAGTTGTAAAGAGTGATCATATGAGCAGACCAAAACCTACAGTGCTGTTACAACACAGCAATAAATCTACCTTCAAAATGGACGAGGTACTCGCCGCGGAAGGAATATGGGCGGTGTTCTATGATGGTAAACCTATCAACTTGAAAAGTTCAAGTCTTGTGGCCAACTATCCAGGTCCAAAATATAAGAAGGTGTCATTCTCAAACCCAGGACACGCGGAGAACCTGGCTAAGAAACTGAACACACAGCACAACACAGACAAGTTTGGTGTGTACCTTTTAAAAACCGGCGACAAATTCACTAGATAATTAACTACACAATGAGTAACATACTGATAGTGGGTGACAGTTGGGGGTGTGGCGAATGGAACCAAACCGTCCAACACAAAGGTTTGGAACTTTACCTTTCCAAAAAACATAAAGTAGAGAATTTATCTGTGCCAGGTGGATGTAATCTAGGAGCCCATAACAAAATCAAAGAAGAGTATCAAAACTACGATTATATAATTTGGGTTGTCACAGAACCAGAAAGGAATTTATGGGACTGGAACTATTATTATGACAAAGAAAAAATCACAGACCAATATGACAAGGGAAAAGACATGTATGCAAACTGCGTGGAAAGCCATGAAAGAGTCATCAATACAATCAAAGAGTTGTGTGGTGAGAAAACTATTTTGATCGGCGGTATGCACAAATTAGTCCACAGTGGTAATCTTTACAATAAATTTTTATACACTGCCAATTGGGTGGACCTTATAAGAAAAAATGATCTAAAGACCTGGTATGTATCCACGCATGAACTGGCACCTCATCATGAAAGAAATGCAAAACGCGAATACCTAGATTTTATAGCAAAAGACAGGAAACATTTTTGGCCGGATGCCATTCATCCCAACAGATTAAGTCATAAAATACTTTACGACACACTAGAAAAACAAATCAAATGGACGTAAAAACAGCATATACAAAAACTTTCTTGCAATTAAAAGAACAACCATTGCACGATGAGAATATCAAGACCTGTTATTTCTCATGGTGGCAAAATGTACGTGAGAGTTATCAGGCTCGCAGTCTCAGACTTACCAAAGTTGGTCTAGAAACAATAGAGGGTCTAGATATCAAATGTTACAACATAAAATTTCCTGCAAAAGTGATATTCACACCACAGACATACCTATGGTTAGACGAGTTTGTTAATTGCCCCTACTACGTTGATAAGAAGAAGATCATTGTAACAATGGAAAAAATGGCTCTACAACTGATGCTTTTCGCTGGAGACATCACAAAATACGGACTTGCACGGGCGATGAGCAAGATGGACGAGCAAAAAAACTAGTAAAACTGCGACTTTTTAGCCACATTAACCAGGTTGACGCATAACACATTCCTGCTATAATCTTATTATAAACATTTTAAACAGGAGTGTACAAAATGGCAAGAGCTAACAAAAACAAAGAGGCGGCAATAGGCAGTCAAAATAGAACAGTTTCACCCAACGAGGCGAAATCAGCATTAACACATTGTATCAAATTACAGAGACCCATAATGATGTGGGGTGCACCAGGTATTGGTAAGTCAGACATCGTTAAACAGATCGCAGATTCTGAGGGTCGAGAAGTAATAGACATCAGACTTCCTTTATGGGAGCCAACAGATATCAAAGGTATTCCTTATTACAATTCAAAAGAAAACAACATGGTTTGGGCAAGTCCGGCAGAACTGCCAACTGATCCTAAATCTAAGGCAATAGTTTTCTTAGACGAGTTAAACTCGGCGGCTCCGGCTGTACAGGCGGCGGCTTATCAACTTATATTGAATAGAAGAGTAGGACAGTATCACCTACCAAAAGGTGTTTCAATTGTAGCGGCAGGTAACAGAGACTCAGACAAAGGTGTCACTTACAGAATGCCGGCTCCTTTGGCAAATAGATTTGTCCATGTAGAGTTAAGAGTTGACTTTGAAGACTGGATGGAATGGGCAACCAATCAACACATACACGCAGATGTTGTAGGTTATTGCACATTCGCCAAACAAGATTTATACGATTTTGATCCTAGAGGTAGTTCTAGATCATTCGCAACTCCAAGATCATGGAGTTTCGTAAGCCAACTTCTATCAGATGACCTGCCAGAAAGTACGCTCACTGACCTCGTAGCAGGTTGCGTAGGAGAGGGATTGGCCGTTAAGTTTATGAATCATCGTAAAATTAGCGGTCAACTTCCAAACCCATCTGATATATTGAGCGGTAAGGTCAGAGACCTTAAGACAAAAGAGATATCAGCGATGTACTCTCTTACAGTTTCTTTGTGCTATGAATTACAACAAGCACATGAGAAGAAAGACAAAACTTGGAATGAACAAGCGGATAGGTTCTTCAACTACATGATGGACAACTTTGAAACAGAGTTGGTTGTTATGGGTGCGAAGATTGCCTTAACAAACTACAAACTTCCGTTCGATCCTAGCAAGTTGAAATCATTTGATAGGTTCCATAAGAAGTTTG